TAATAGATGTATCTAAAGGTAACATCTGGAAGTTCTTCATAGCAACATAAGCTTTCGCTAAGTTGTTCTTACCCCAATCTTCACCTAGAGAGTGTTTTGGTAATGCATTTTGATCAAGCATAATTACAGTACCTAACTCATCTACTAAGATATCTGCAATCTGATTATTTACAATGTTATAACCAATTTGGAAAGGCTTCATTAAGTCTACCAAAGATACAGATCTTGTATTTCTATCTGAGAATACAGAACCCTCTACAGGAAGCTTGCATCCATATAAAGATGAATCGCCTTTGAATTGGAATTTAAGAGGTTTAATATTGTTTTGATTAATACCTAAGTAAATAGGATTAATACCACCTGGGTTATTACTACCCCAGAATGTAGGTCTGTTTGGTCCAATCTTTACACCACCCCATACTTCGTTGATCCAAATCCAATCAATATGCTCACCAAAAATTAAGTTATCTTTTGTTTTGTTCTTAATTAGAGATGTGTTATACTGAGGTTTATCAGTCACTTTATATGACTCATCAACAATATCCTGCATTACATCACCATTATCATTAATCTTGGTAAGATGTCCTACTTTACGTTGTGACTTCCAATATGTTGTAGTAACACGAAGCATATTAGACATACCCATATCAAAGTAGTCTTCATCTTGTGTCATAATCCAGTTTACAATATCTCCACCATATGCAGTGTTGTCCCACATAGATGTAAACTGACGATATCCTAATGATGGCATGTTAGTATTCCATTCATAGGATTTAGTAGCATCGTAGTAACTACCGTCATTCTGGTAACCTTGAATAGGATAACCCGCAGAACGTACTGGATAAATCAACTCTAAAGATGCCATTTGATCTTCTGTCATCAACCACCCATACTTATCAATGACGTCTGCAACAGTCATCATATCAAATTTACCAACCCATTGACCTTGAGATATATATCGATTATTTGGTGACTTTTGATAGAATGTAAGAACAGGATTCCATAACTCTACATCATAATCATCTTCCATCATTTTGAAATGCCAGAACTCACGGTCTGTAATCAACATATCACGGAATGCGCGCTCTTCTAACTCATCTATCTTAAAGCGGTCAACATCAACTTTATGCTGATGTTCTGCCCATTGTTCAACCATACTCTTGTAACTCTTTGAAAAGAAGTCTTGAATTTCTGGTAGAGTTTTCATTTTCTCAGGTGCCATTGCTTGTTGGTATTCCTCAGAATCTTGAGGATATCCCATCTCAGCAAGCTTTAGCATCATATCTTGTTGTGCATTAAATAAAAGAACTTCCTCTACTTGAGCACGCTTTTGTTCCATCATCTCATTATAAGAGATATCATCTACACCTGAGTAACTAACTCGTGTATTACGTTTAGCAAATTCAGAAACTAATGTGTTTACTACATTAGGAATAATCGGATAGAATTTTAATTCTAACGCTGATACATCATCCTGTGTAATAACTTCAATAAGATCTGCGTATTCATTATCTTGTTCAACGATATAATCACCGCGATCTATGATACCTTTTGCTAGTTTGTAGTTCTTCATTAGACGACGCGCATTGCGTCGAATCTGTTTCAAACCTTCCCATTCTAACCAATCTAGATTCCATGCTGTCCAGTCATTATCTTTCTTTGATCTTGGAATAAACTGAATAGGTTGATTAAGGGTACCCATTCGGTTAGTATCCGCTTTCGCACCGTTTTTTAATTGTATTGCGTTATAGACTTGCATCTTATTTTAAATTTCTAAATGGTTGTTTAGGTATATTCATTCCTTTAAATTGTGAACCTTTTGAACCCATGTGTCTAAATGGGCTCATATTTAATTTACTGAATTTATTGGTGTTATCCAACTTTTTCACCTTATCTGTCTCTTCGTAGCGCTTTTTATAACCCCTATTAGCTTGCTGAACTTTAGCAAAAGCAATGAGTGCTGCAAAGGAAACTAGTCTATCGACGTTTAATCCTTCTTGATATGCTGCCATTTCAGTAAGCAACATAGGATCTGGTATACGTTCTACACCATATATAGTCTTTACGATTTCACCATCTGGTTTAACTTCCTGATCTAATTCTTCTTTTAAGAAATCAATAGCGTAACTAAGCATATGACTTTTAAACAAAGTACCAGTATTCTTCCAACCGTATTCTTGGAATACGTTAGCATTAGCACCTAAATCTTTTAAGAATAATATCTGAGATCTTTGAACCAAATACTTTTGTTTCTTTCTATAGAGCATATGATTAATAAATTGAGAGATGTTATTCTCTACAATTGTCCAGGCATTATACCATTCTATGATAAGCTCTAATCTCTCATGAGTTTTATTAATATCATCAAAACGACCACACCAAGCTGCTACTATCTTATCACGTTCTATAAAAGTCTCAACCTTTTCACCATCATTACGTGTTACTTCTACTGCAGTTTTATAAACATAAATTGACGATAATGATTCTGAGGTAGTAGTTTTACCTTCACCTACCGGGTCAATAGATGCATAGTACATTCCAAACTCCGGATTCTTAACGGGTCTTTCATAACATACAAATACACCAGTTTTATCTTCCTGCTTCTTATCTACCGGGAATGTCATGATAGGTAACTTAGATGTAGGTTTAACATCAATGTCGCCTTTCTCATCTCTATAGATATCTAGATATTCTGTAGGATATGTCTTATCTTCTATTCTACGCATCTGTGCACCAATTAAATTTAGAGGAAAGATTGATACCTTTCTATAAGCAAATGCTTCCTCAATATTTCTAGGATGCTGAGAAATACGTAACTGATACTGTTCCGGACTAAGATCTTTTTTCCACTTCTCAAACTGTTCGTCCAATGCTTTAAGCGCTTCTTCTACTTTAGAATTACCAAAGTCATCAATAAATGGTGGCATTGACCATTGTTCAGGAATAAACAATCCTGACTTACCTACAGTACCTTTTGAATCTATTAGATTTGTTTCTACTGCGTATATGTCATTTGGTTCTGGTCTGAGTGTCATCTCTTTTAGAGGTTCGCACTGATCCAGGTCACCCACAGATCCTGCTGCAATAAACATACCTGTAGTAACAAAACCTGATCGCATTGCAGGACGGATATACTCAAATGTTGTATCCATCTTAGGAGCAATACCAGCTTCCTCGTGGAAGAAGTACTTACATGGTCCACCAACTCCGTTTGTTGGATCCTTCTCAAATGACATACCTTGTAGTACACCTTTAAGACCAACTTCTGTTTTACGTTTCTGGGTACCTTGTACAATCTCAACTTTCTGTTGCCATAGTAATACCTTACCAGGATTCATAGGACGGTACCAAGCAGTATGTTTATTCAAGAATGCTTCATACTCATTTAAGAATTTCCAAGAACCTTTATCATTGATGTAGTCTTTAAGACTAGCACCAACTTTTAGAGTAATACCTTCTTCAAACCAAATCTGATTAATCATCTTACCCATATGGTAATATGATGAAGCTATCTGACGTTTCTTAAGTATGGAACTATGTTTATAATGTAACTCTGCTAATACTTCATAGAGAGCCATGTGGTACTGTGCATCACGCACGTCCGCGAAACCAAACCTTTGAATCTCTTTATTAAAGATAGGTAAGAAATTCAACCACATGTAATAGTCTCTTGGTAAGTACCAAGTATTACCAGCATTTTTATAGATTACACCATATCGGCACTTATTCTTCTCATGATCCCAATATATTCTATAGTCTTTACTTCCTTGGGGAGATGTACAGTAAACACCATTCTTATTGAATAATCTAGCTTGTTCGTTAAATAGAAAGCTGGTATCATCAAAGTTATACTGACCCGGTTCCTTAAATATAGATAATACAAAATCAGTATAATCTTCTCTTGTATTAAAAGATGTTGTAGTCCAGGTATCGTTATCCCAAGTAGGTATATCTATAAAACTAGTATTCATTCAATAATCTTAGGATCTCATTCAATGATTCATGTCTATGGTTATCAAGTAACACAATTTTATTTACCCATTGTGACTTATCTAACTTTGCTATATCGTGAATAGCTGAATCATTTTTAAACTTTAAATCTATCTGTTGAGAATCACCTGTAAAAATCATAGTAGCATTTTTACCAAGACGACCTATACACATTTGCAATTGTGCTTTAGTTAAGTTCTGAAACTCATCTATAATGCAGACACAATCCTCAAAGGTTCTACCTCTAAAGTGTGTAAGTGATACCAACTCTAGCGCTTCATTCTCTTCTAACTTAGTAAGAATCTCCGGTTTATTGTAGACCTTACGGATGTTAGACTTGATAGGAACTAACCACGGTTCCATTTTTTCTTTCTCAGAACCTGGTAAGAAACCATTATCTTCAGTAGAAACAGTTGGTCTTGTGATGACAATCTTATTAACCTTACGCTTAAACAACATATCTAATGCTATTTGTACAGCAAGTAAAGTTTTACCTGATCCTGCTTGACCTATTACAAAGTTAAACGGTCTTTGTAAGATTAACTCTTTAGCTCGTTTTTGCTCTTCAGAAAGAGTCAACGAAAAATTAATTTCTCCTTTTGGTGGAGTCTTCTCAATGTTTTGCTTTGCCATCTTCTATCCTTTTAATCAAAGATACAAAATCTTTATCAGAACTCGGCAAAGAAGCGTCATTCATAAACTCAGCAACCTTATCTCTTGGTATTGCTAACCATTCTTTTCTGAACTCATTATAGTACAAAAAGAAATCTGATAAATTACATTTGATCATATGCAAGTCCTTGTCCACCTCTAACGTGGCTTGTTTGTTCATCTTGTAAGTCTTTGTACGCTCCTTTATAACTCTCTCTGATTTGCTGGAATTTTGAAGCAGCAGAGACCAAAGCGGTAATGTTCCCATCTCGTCCGTGTGTAATTGGTGTTTTATCCATATAGTCAGCAAGTTTATCTAGCATCTTCTTGATACCATTATAAGCTCGTGACGTAGGTGTTTCATATAGTTTTTTACAAAAATGTAAAGCAGCAGGAATACCATTATCTTCCGGTGAAAACTCTGCTTGTATTTCTGCTAGAATAATTTCTTCCTTATCTTCTTCCATCATATAAAAGAATGGATTAAGATCCGGATTAGGACATGTCATATAGAATAGATACTGATATACTTTAAGATAGTCTTCTGGATAATTATCCATTATATCTTTTAAAGTTGATAAAGTGTAGCAGTGTTCTGTAGGAATTACTACACCATTTTGTATAT